GGAAACTAGAAGAGCTTGAAGCAGTGAAAGCATCGGTAAGTATACTAAAATGGAATGCACAATACCAGCAGAATCCCACGGCTGCTGAAGGTAGCATCGTGAAACGCGAATGGTGGCAAGTTTGGGAGAAAGATGATCTACCGCCACTAGAACATGTTATACAAAGTTATGATACCGCCTTTATGAAAAAAGAAACTGCCGATTATAGTGCTATTACCACGTGGGGCGTATTTCACCCCAGCGAGGACAGCGGACCGGCGTTAATACTAGTAGACATGGTTAAAGACAGATTTGAGTTCCCCGAACTACGGCGCATTGCGAAAGAGCAATATGACTATTGGAAACCAGAAACAGTCATAGTAGAAGCTAAAGCTTCAGGCTTGCCATTAACGTATGAAATGCGTAAATTAGGCATACCTGTTATTAACTTTACACCAAGCAAAGGAAATGATAAACATACTAGAATAAACTCTGTTGCACCATTGTTTGAATCTGGTATGATTTGGGCACCGGATACGAAATGGGCAGAGGAAGTGATTGAGGAATGCGCTGCATTTCCATTAGGTGAACATGATGACTTAGTGGATAGTATGACTCAAGCTGTAATGAGATTTAGGCAAGGGGGCTTTGTAAATCATCCAGATGACTACGAAGATGAGCCATTGCCGCAACAACAAAGGACGTACTACTAATGGGTATAGTAACCGCAATATTAAATGCTTTAAAAAAAGCTTTTAAAGGTAAACCAGCTACCACTGCTGAATTAAAAAAAACCATGACTAGTTTAGGACTAGATGATCCAAAAATAATGGACGAGATAGTTGCTGCTTACAAAGCAGAAGAAACGGCTAGTTTAAGCAAAGCTAAAGACCTAGTAGCAAAGGGTGATGTTCCAGAGGAATTTGCTAAACCAGTAGTGCAAACTTTTGATGATTCTATTAAAAAATTTGCAGACGAAATTGGTGGGGATGTTGATGAGGTTAAAGAGGCTATTGCTAATTATGTTAATGACGGTTATGAAGCCGGTAGCTATAAACGAGTTAATCCAAACAGCGTAGAAGACATTGCTAACATAATTGATATAAATACTAATTATGGTAAAAGCAGTAAAATTAATTTTATAGACGATATTAGTGAACAAATTAATACTGACAAAGCTTTTTCTCGAGTAGATAATATGTCTGATGATGCATTGATTGCAGAATCCGGTATACCGTCAGGAATGAAAACACAAGCTGAAGCCAACCCATCTAAATTTCTTGAAGAAATGTTTAATGTTCAACCTAGCACACAACTCAAGATAGAAGAGTCAACTTTAGCTGAAATTCAAGCTATGAACGTACAACTAAAAAATTTAATAGAAGAAGGTAAGTTTACCGAAGCTGATGCACTTGCTGAACGTTTAAAAGATTTTAGAAACCAATTAAACGCTGGTGATTTGGATGCAGCTATCATACCTCCTGACAGAACTTTAAATGCTAACGGTGGTTTAATACCACCACAAAAAGGACCGGTGTCAAATGGCATTGGCGATATGTTTAAAAGAAGGGCCTCATAATGGTTATAGAAAAAGATAATAAAATAGCGTTACCAAAAAATATTAGAACTAAAGTTAATGTTTCAGGGCAACAAGCACAGATTGATCAAATACAAGGTAAGTTACAACAGCAACAAAACCAACAACCGATTGAGATAACACCAACCGAAGATGGTGGTGCAGAAATAGATTTTGATCCCAACGCCCTAGTACCGCAAGGCACTGCAAGTCACGAAGAAAATTTAGCAGAGTTTTTAGAAGAAGATGTTTTACAAGAAATTGGATCAGAGATAATAGATAATTATGACGAACATAAATCGTCACGTCAAGAATGGGAAGACTCTTATACTAAAGGTTTGGACCTATTAGGTTTCAAATATGAAAATAGATCAGAGCCCTTTCAAGGTGCTTCCGGCGCTACCCATCCAGTACTAGCTGAGGCGGTAACACAATTTCAAGCTTTAGCTTATAAAGAATTATTACCTGCCGGTGGTCCAGTACGCACACAAATTATCGGTAAAGTAGATGACCCAAAAGAAGCACAAGCTTTACGTGTTAAAGAATACATGAACTATCAACTTATGGTAAATATGAAAGAGTATGAGCCTGAGTTTGACCAAATGTTATTTAACTTACCACTAGCTGGTTCTACTTTTAAAAAAGTTTATTATGATTCTATTTTAGGTAGATGCGTTTCTAAATTTATTCCTGCAGAAGATTTAGTAGTGCCTTACAACGCTACTTCACTAGAAGATGCAGAATCAATTACTCACAGTATTAGTGTTACTACTAATGATTTAATTAAAAATCAAATGAGCGGTTTTTATCGTGAGGTAGATATACAAGCAGCACAATATAATACTAGCGACGTTGAAGCAAAAAAAGATTCTATTGCCGGTGTTAGTAATACTATTGATGAAATACACACTATACTAGAGTGTCATTGTGATTTAGACTTAGATGGTTTTCAAGATGTAAATGAAAACGGTGAAGCAACAGGCATTAGATTACCTTACATTGTTTCAGTTGATGAAGAATCAGGAACTGTTTTAGCTATTAGAAGAAACTTCAAAGCCGACGATCCGTTACGCGCGCGCCGCGATTATTTTGTACACTTTAAATTTTTACCAGGACTAGGTTTTTATGGCTTTGGTCTTATCCACATGATAGGTGGCCTATCAAGAACTGCAACTAGTGCATTAAGACAATTACTAGATGCAGGTACTTTAGCTAACTTACCAGCTGGATTTAAAATGCGTGGCATCAGAGTACGTGATGAAGCTCAACCGTTGCAGCCGGGTGAGTTCAGAGATGTCGACGCGCCTGGTGGAAATCTTAAAGATGCATTTATGCCGTTACCATTTAAAGGCCCATCAGAAACTTTATTAAGTTTAATGGGTGTCGTGGTACAAGCCGGACAGCGTTTTGCGAGTATCGCGGATATGCAGGTCGGTGATGGCAATCAAAATGCAGCGGTAGGCACGACAGTAGCGTTATTGGAACGCGGCTCGCGGGTTATGTCAGCTATTCACAAAAGATTATACCAAGCTATGAAATGTGAGTTTATGTTGTTAGCAACAACAATGAAAACTTATTTACCACCAGAATATCCATATGATATTGTTGGTGGGCAACGACAAATTTTTGCAGCTGACTTTGATGATAAGATAGATATTATTCCAGTTGCTGATCCTAATATTTTTTCACAAACCCAACGGATAACAGTTGCACAAACTGCAATGCAGTTAGCAATGTCAAATCCTAAAATGCACAACCTATATCATGCTTATCGTGGTATGTATGAAGCGTTAGGTATTAAAGATATTGATTTATTGTTGAAGAAACCACAACAACCAGCACCAATGGACCCAGCTATGGAACATATTCAAGCTTTAAGTGGTACACCTTTTAAAGCTTTCCCTAATCAAGACCATCAAGCCCACATGGCGGCACATATTAGCTACATGGGTACAATGATGGCACGAACTAACCCACAAATTTTAGCTTTTTTACAAAAAAACATCATGGAACACATAGCTTTGATGGGTCAAGAGCAAGTTCAACTAGAATTTAAGGACGAAATGATGCAAATGCAGCAAATGGGCGCACAAATGCAACAACTACAGGGGCAAATGCAGCAAAATCCGCAAATGGCACAACAAATGCAGCAAAATCCAGAAATAATGCAGATGCAACAAGAGATGAAAAACCTAACTGAGAAAATTGAGTCAAGAAAATCTATTTTAATAGCTGAAATTATGGCTGAGTACTTAGAAGAAGAGAAAAAAGTGCTTAACCAAATAGATAATGACCCATTATTAAAATTAAAGTCAGAGGAGTTACAATTAAAGGCTAAAGAAGAAAACAGAAAGCGTGAAGAGGGTGAAACTAAAGCTGAAATGGACGCCTTACGACTAGTTTCTAACCGTGAAATTGCTGAAGACAAACTAGAACAAGATGATGATCATGCTAAAATGCGAGCTTCAATATCTTTAGCTAAAGACGGTATAAAACAAATGAAGGCTACTATTAAGGAACAATAACCTATGAGTTCAGAATATAGAGACATTGTAGAAAGATTTGCAGAAGGTTTAAGCCCGCAAGAATTTGCTTTGTTTGAAAAAATGACTGAAGAGCAAAGAAAAGATGTTATGTATAGAGCTGGGGTGTTACGAGATGATATGGCGCAAGGTGGTATACTAAGTGGTCGTAAAGGTTTTTTTACTGGCGGCAGTCCTCGAGGACCTTCCGAAGATGCAGCTCATGAGAGATTAGGTATTGGTAGTTATGGACCTGATGGTGATGTTACAAGAGATAGACAAAGACGAGAACGAGATGCTGTTGACGCAAACACAACTAATACAGAGGTCGAGCAAGATGAAGAAGAAACTGGTTTTTTTCAAAACGTTGTTAATAAAATAAAAGCAGGCGCAGCAACTACTAGTATACCAGGAGCATTATCAAATTTTGGAATTAATGCCATTAATTTTAATCCTACGATTGATCCTGAAACTGGAAATATTAAAACATCTTTGTTTGGTGATCCGGGCACAGCAACTAAAGGTAAATTAAATTTATCTAATTATTTAGGTGATATTGAAAATGTAAACGTTAATGATTTTTATCGTAATGCTTTTAATTTTGATGAAGAAAATAATTACTTAGGAACTGATTTTGACAAACTAAATAAGTTTACAACAGAACAAGGACTAACTTTAAAACCTGGAATGGACCTAGAACAAAATTTAATAGATAATAAAATTTTTGGTGGTAATAATCGTCCAATAATAGAAAAAGATTATGTTGCTGAAGCAGCGGCGGCAACCGCAGCACTAACAGCAAACTATGATTCTACGCAATTAGCCATGTTTAATGATTTAATCGCACAAGGTTATTCAGAAAATTATGCTGCAAGTGTTGTTTCTTCAATGCTTGCTTAATGAAAAAAGACGCTAAAATTAGCAAGGTAATGCGGGAATATAAATCCGGTAAACTTAAGTCTGGTAAATCTAAGAAAAAAGTAGTAAGTTCTAAACAAGCTATTGCTATCGCATTAAGCGAAGCAGGCGTAAAAAAGAAAAAAAGGAGATCTAAATGATTGAATCTTTAAAAGCAAAATGGACTGCACTAAGCGTTAAGAAAAAAGTTATCGCTGGCGTTGTAGTTGCAGTAATCATAATCGCAATATTTTCATAACATAAATGTGGTTATCACTTTTACCAACAGTATTAAAAACTGGCTCAGCTATATTTGCTAATAAGCAAAAAGCTAAGATACTTATGTCTGATGCTGCTTTACTTCATGCTCAAAAAATGGCTAGCGGGGAAGTTGAGTATCAGGCGCAAGTACGGCAATCAAACGACAAGGGATGGAAAGACGAGTTCGTGCTTTTGCTTGTGAGCGCCCC